TCGTCCCCGATCGGCGCGTGCCGGTCCGCCGCCGTGCACGCCGTCACCGGCCACAGTTTCGCAGCCGCAACCGCCGCGCCGTACACACTCTCCAAACCGACGCCGACCTGCAGCAGCCGCGACGGCACAATGCCGAAGTCGCCGGGGAAGGTGTACGGCCCGGGGAATGTTAGCGGGCCGGGGAAGGTCACCGCTTGAACGACTGGTAGGTCTGGGAGTTCCGGCCACCGTGCTGCAACATCGCCTGCTGCACCGCCGCCGCGAACTCAACAGAATTTCCGATCATCACCCCGGCATGCAGATGCAGACAAACCCGGTCGCCGCCGCCACCGCCGCTGTGCTTGTCGTGGCCGGCATTGTCGAGCATCGCCTTCAGGTGCGACAGCGGCTGCACAACCTCAGGCTCCGAACCCTCACCGAACACCGCCAGAGTCGCCCTGGTCGCGATACCGCCGCCGGCGAGCAGCGGGATCTGCGGCACACCGAACCCGATGTCACCGCCGCCGAGGTTCATGTTCGTCCCGGGAATGTGAATCTTCGGGATATGGATCGAGAACGACAGACTGTTCCAGGCGGAGATGATCCAGTTCAGCGCACCGCGGAACGCGTCCTTGATGCCGTCCCACAACCCGGACGCCACCCGCCCGATCCGCCCGGGAAGGCCACCGACCCACGACACGATGCCGTCCCACGTCCGCGAAACCCAGGCCCACGCCGTCGACAGCGGCGCAGTGATCCACGACCAAATCTTCAAGCCGAACCGCGCGAGCTTCCCGGGGAGGCCGGACACGAAAGAAACAACGGTGTTCCACACCGCCTGCGCGATCCGCCACTCGAGCCGCAGCGGGGCAGTGATCCAGTTCCAGATCGTCTTGCCGATACCCACCAGCTTGCCGGGGATCGCCTTCACGAAGTCGACGAGCGTGTCCCACACGAACTTGATCACCGCCCACTCGAGCCGCAGCGGGGCAGTGATCCAGTGCCAGATCGTCTTACCGAGCCCCACCAGCTTCCCGGGGATCCCGGTAACGAAGCTGACCAGACTATTGAACACGCCCTTGATCACGCCCCAGGCCGCCGACAGGACCGACTTGATCGCCTTCCACGCCGTCGACCAGTGCTTCACCAGCTCGTAGATCCCGAGCGCGACCAGGGCGACCGCGGCCACCACCAGCGTGATCGGCGACAGCAGGAACGCGAGCGCGCCACCGGCCATGAACAGCGAAATGATCCACGCGCCCATCGCCAGCAGCATCACACCTCCGATGACACCGGCGAGGATCTTCACGATCGTGGTGTGCTTCCCCATCCAGCCGACGATCGCCTCAACCTTCGGGATCAGCCACGTCCCCAGTTTGACGCCCATCGCCTGAACGCCGGCCTTCAGCTTGTCCATCTTCACCGACGCGTCCGCCGACGTCGTCGCCCAACCCTTCACATGCCCACCGGCCTCCGTGGTGGCACCGGAGATCGACTTGATGTTGCCGGTCAGGTCCTTCGCGTGGGTACCGGTCAACGCCAGGGTGGCGGCCATGCCGCGGGTGCCGCCGACGATGGCCGCAATCGCCGCCGTGTACTTCGCAGACCCGGCCGGGAAGTGCTTACCCACCGCCGCCGTGATCTCCGCCAACGTCCCAGACAGGCCCTTCTTGCTGAGGTCGTCGTGGACCTTCTCCGCAGACAGACCAACCGCGTCGAGCGCCTTGCGCCCCTTCGGGGTCTCGTTCGCCAAGCTCATCATCGTGAACTTGAGGTAGGTCGCCGAGTCGGCCGCGTGGATGCCCTGAGCGGTCATGGTCGCCATCGCGCCCATAACGTCGTTGAACGAGATCTTCAGCCCGGCAGCGAACGGCAGGACGTGCGCCAGCGCCCCGGACAGGTCACCCATGTTCGTCTTGCCGGCCGCGACCGTCGCCACCAGCTTAGACGTGGTCGCCGCAGCCTGCGACGCCGGAATGTTGTAGTCCTTCAACGCCGTCGTCAACCCGTCGGCGACCACGGTCGCGTCAGCGCCGCCGATCTTCGCACCCTCCGCGGCAGCCTTCATCACGTTCAGGCCCGACGCCCCGTGGTACCCGGCCGACTCGACGAGGAACATCGCCTTCGCGAGCGCCTCCGGGCCCATCCCGACCGCCGGCGCCATCGCGAGCAGACCCTTACGGACCGCCCCGATGTTCTTCTCGGATTCGCCAGCACCGGTGACGAGCATCGTCGTCGCCGTCTGGTAGTCCGTGCCCATCTTCAGCGCCGCGACACCGACGAGCGCGGCACCACCGACCACGCCCATAAACGCGGCCTTGCCGACCTTCGCAAGTCCGGTGAACGCCTTCTGCCCCCGAGACATCCCGGCCTCGGTCCGGGTGCTCAGCGCATCGACCTCGCCGCCGACCTTCCCCAGCGTCGACGTCACGTTCGAAGCGTTCGCGCGCAGCGCCAAGATCAGCGGAGGGAGCAGGTCAGACATTGACTACGCCCCCTTCCGTCGAGTCGGTCATGCGTGGAGGAACGCGCGCCACTGCTCAGCAGCGATATCGCGGAACTGGTCCCGCGCCGTCTTCGCCGCGGCCATGAAATACGGGTACGCGCCGCGGCCTTCCGGGTAGCCGAGCTCGACCCGCCGGCCGTAGATCGCCCGCGGAGCGACGACCGTCCCGTAGTCCCCGACCCCGTAGTGGGTGATCGGGTCGGTTTTGATCGACCGGCGCAGGTTGCCGGTGACGATGTTCGGCTCAGCGCCGCCGGTGTGCGGCTCGCCACGTTTGTGGGAGCCCTGGAAGTGCTTCTTAGCCTCGGACTCCGCGACCGCCGCCGTCCTCGACACCGCCAGCCGGGCAGCCTCGTCGGCCTCCGCGGCGACCTTCACGAGCGCCCGCTTGAACTCCGCCAACCCCAGGATCGGCATCAGCGACCGCCCCCTCGAGCATCTCGACGAGCAGCCTCACGCTTCGCCTTGGCCGCCTCGTCCAGATCACGGATCCGGGTCAGCCACTCGATCGCGTCGAGCGGCTCGTCGAGGTACTGCTCGTGCGTCATCGGCGACACCTGCCGGTACCAGTACTCCCGCAGCCACGCGGCACCGACCGGATCAACCCAGACGTTCGAACCCTGAAGCGTGTCGCCGATGCGTCTCAGGGACCAGTAGGGGAGGCGGGGTCCTCCACCGCGTCGACGGTGAAGCCCTCCGCCTCGACGGTCAGCTTCGCGTTGATCTCGGCCGCCTTCTCCCGGATCACGTCGTACACGTCGATCGGGATCTCCATGAAGTCGGCGACGCACGCGGGCAGCGGCAGGTCCAGCGTCCACGACTTCAGCACCGCCCACGCCATCGCATCGTTGAGCCGCATGAACAGCTCGAGGTCCCGCTCGGACAGGTCGACGTCCGGGCCGGTGAACGCCGGCGTCCCGTCGGCGAGCAGCGTCGCAGAGTTGTCCTGGATGACGTCGCCGTCGCAGAGCAGCCGCGCCGCGACCGACGCCGCCTCGACCTGCTTCCCGATCCGGGAAGCGACGAGCTCGATCGGCCGCCTGCGCCGCGGCGACAGTTCGCCCGCCGAGTCACACAGGACGGCCTCGCCGCCCGGAACCGTGATCGTGATCATCAGAACGCGACCGCGTTGGTGAGCAGCGCCAGGACCTGCGTGTTCGACTGCTTGGAGTCCAACGCGTCGGTGGCGTTCGCGAGCGCCTTACCGGCCGACGCGATCTCCATCCACTTGTTACCGCCGGACGGCTCCGCCGAGTCGTAGGCGATCACCGTGTGCTGCAGCAGGATCGAGTGCACCGCGTCACCGACCGGCGCCATTTTCACCGTCAGCGCCGACTGGGTGTTGGAGAGGTACTTCGACAGGTCGACCGCGGTCGCCGCGCCCGGGTATACCGCGTTGATGGTGACCGCCACGGAGAACGCGCCCGAGAAGATCTCCGACGGGGACTGCGTGGCGTTGATGACGTCGACCGCGGCAGCGTCACGCTTGTACTCCAGCGTGACCTCGGACTTGTCCGTGACCGCCGTGCCGGCGACGGAGATGACACAGTTCCACGCCGGGATCGGCTTGGACGTCGAGGGGGTGTTCGTCGGCGCCGTGATCTGCACCGCCGGGAACCCCATCCAGGACGCGTCCAGTTTCACGAGCTCGTCGGTCTTCACCGACGTCTTCAGCGTCACGAGCTGGCAGCCGGCCATCTGCATGCAGATCGTCCCGTCGATGAAGAACAGGGTGAAGGAGATCGGCTGCGCCGGCGCGTTGTCGACACCGTTCTCGACCGACGTCTTGTGGGTGAACGGATCCGCGGCCCCGGTGATCGCGTCCGGGCGACCGAGGATCGACAGATAGTGCTGGTACGCCGAATCGAGGTAGATGAACGACGAATAGTCCAGCGTGTCGTACCGCATCCCGGCGACCTGCTGGAAGTCGGCCGACATCAGCCCGCGCATCGCCGAGTCGGTCAGAGTGTTCTGGTTCGGCTTCCACTTCACCGACCCGCCGTCGACGGGGATCCAGAAGTCCGGGACCGCCTGCGCGGTGCCATACGCGGTCTCCTTCTTCCCGCCGACCCATTGCAGGTTGCTGGGCAGCACCGTCGTGATCGTCATCGTGACACCTTGCCTTCGTCGTCGGCCGGCGTCGCCGGTGCGGGATCGGTGGTCTTCGGCTTCGCCGCCGACTTCTTCCGCGGGGCCCTCTTCTTCGCCGGCGCCCGCCCGACGTCCTCGAGGAACGCGTGCGGGTACGGCTTGCTGGTGGTGACCTCATCGCCGGGCACGACGACGACGGTCGACCCCTCGGGCTGGCCGTGCTTGCCGCGGTGCAGCTCAGCGTTCACGCCGTGCGACAGGCCATGCAGGACGGTCTCGACGAAACCGGTGAAACGGTAGCGAGGCACAGCGTGCCCACCTTTCTGGGATTGGGAGTTAGACGGGTCGGGGTGCGTCGGCCAGGATCTGCGCCGCGGTGACGCCGACAGCCGCAAACGCGGCCGCCACGGGCGGGCCCGCCTGGATCTGCGCGGCCGTGAGAACTGCCACGACGGTGGCCGGCTGGAGCGCCAGCCAGATGCCAGCCGCAGTAACGGTGACCGCCGCGAAGCTGGCCGGCAGGCCGCCGCCCGGGGTGGTCACTGTCCCGGCGACGGCGAGCGCCGCGTCGTCTAGGGTGACGGTCAGCGTGCCGGTGAAGGTCTCCGTGCCGACCGCAGCCATCTGGGCGTCTTGCAGGACCG